AACCCCTTCGGGTTAGAGGCCGTTCGGAAGTGCGTCAGCGAGATATCCACACGAAAGCCGGTGGTCTACGGCGTGGACTTGGCGCGGTCGATGGACTACACCGTGGTCTGCGGGCTGGATGCCCACATGCAGGTCTGCGTGCTGGAGCGGTGGCAGGCCCCGTGGGCGGAGACGAAGACGAAAATCGCGGCGATGGTCGAGCAGACGCCTATCGTGGCGGACGCCACGGGGGTTGGTGATGCGATCGTAGCGGATTTGCAGCTGATGGGCGTGGATGTGACACCGCATGTGTTCACCCAGTCCAGCAAACTCCGCCTCATGCAGCGCCTCATCGCCTGCTTTCAGGCCGGGGAGCTCAAGATTCCCGACGGCTGGCTGGTCTCGGAGCTAGAAGCGTTTGAGTTCACCTATACGGCCACCGGGGTCAAGTACGAGGCCCCGAAAGGCTACCACGATGACGGCGTGATGGCGCTGGGGTTAAGCGTCTACGGCTGGGACCGCGTGCAGGTGGTCAAGCCGGAGCCGGAAAAGATGGGCCTCGTCTTTGCGGACGACCCGACGTTGGACCCGAATACCCCCAAGCCGGCCTTAGTCGGCGACTTTACCTCGCAACTGCCCGCGGAGGGCTGGTAGATGGACAAGAAAGCTCGATTCATGGAGGCGGTCGCCGAGAAGGTGGGACGCCGGAAGCCGATGATGAAGCGTAAGGGGGCGGAGTCCCCGTCGGGCATGCCTGGCATGCCACGCAAGCCCGGCATGGCCGTCATGATTGCCATTGGCGCCCCCAAGAAGCCCCCGATGGGGGACGAGATGGAGGACAAGATGGAGGATGGCGAGGGCAAGATGGGCAAGGCCGAGAAGATCGCCATGCTCCAAGAGAAGATCGCCTCGTTGAAGGCCGAGCTCGCGCTCCTCGAAGACGAGGACGAGATGGAAGACGAGAACGAGATGGAGAAGGACGAGTCGGAGTACGAGGACGAGGACGAGGACTAAGCTATGGCGAAGTCCCCGGCCTGGCAACGCGCTGAGGGGAAGGACCCCGAGGGTGGGTTGAACGAGAAGGGACGGGCCAGTCTCCGCGCCGAAGGCCGAGACATCAAGCGCCCCGTCAAAGCAGGGGAGGCCAAGCGGTCTCCAGCAGCAGCAAAGCGGCGGATTGCCTTCTGCCGCCGAATGAAGGGCATGAAGTCCAAACTCACCAGCGCGAAGACGGCGAATGATCCGAACTCGCGCATCAACAAAAGCCTTCGGGCTTGGGATTGCAACTAATGGCAGCGACGCTCCTCAAGACCAACAGTGTGACCATCGCCGCGGAGAACGATGCGGCCAGCGTGGCGGGCCTCCCGTCGCCCGGCTTCGTTGCCGTGCAGATTGTCGGCGCGTTGTCGGCGACCATCACGTTCGAGGCGTCGGTCGACGGCACGAACTACGTCGCCTTCAACATGACGCCGTCCAACTCGGGCACCGATGCCTCGACCGCGACCGCGGCGGGGGCGTGGACCAAGTCTACCGGGGCCTTTAGCGCCTTCCGGGCGCGGTGCTCGGCGTACAGCTCGGGCTCGCCGGTCGTTACCATCCGCTATTCCGCGCAGTAATGCTCGTCCATCTTCTCTGGGCCGCCGTGGCGGTGTATGCCCTCCACCGGCTGAGTGCCGTGCTGGAGCGTTTTGCGCCAGTCCGGTCGGCGCCAGGGGATTTGGTCGCGCCGCTGGTCGAGGTCCCTGAGGATCTCGTGGCGGTAGCGATGCAAGAGCGGGAAAGCTGGGCGCAAGAGGAGACGTTGCGGGCCATCCGCGAACGGTACGAGGAACTCAAGGACTGGAACCGAGTGCGCTCGGCCGTCGGCATCGGGAGAATCGACTAAGTGACCCTACCATACACAGACGCGCTGCTGGAAGATGCCCTGACGCGGGCCATGGAAGGGCTGAGTAACGCCCCCGAGGACCCGAACGAGCAGGTGGCGCCCAATCCGCCCGAGGACACGGGGAATACCCCGGCCGAGGACTTCTCGGCCCTCCAGCGGGCGCTCTATGGCGCCGACTTTCCGGGCGCCGACAAGGCCACCGAGAACGACATGGCCGCGTGGGCCTCGTGGACCCGCGGCTTGTGGGAGTCCCGGCGCGAGTCGGTCCAGATGCACCTCCACTTGGTCGAGCGGAACCGTTTGTTCCGGGCCGGCCAGCAGTGGATCTCCGCCAACGGGCTTGGGCCCTGGCGGGAACCGGCCCGTCCGCGCGATGCGGCACGGGTCGTGTACAACATGATCGACAAAGCGCTCGACCAGCGCCTCCAAATCATCGTCGACCAGCGCCCAGGCTTCTCGGTGACCCCGACGACGCAGGACCCGGACGATAAGCGCAAGGCGCAGGCCCAGCAGATGGCGCTGGAGTACCAGTACGAGCAGCTCCAGATGCCGCGCTTGGCCCGCGAGGCTGCCTTCTGGGCGCAGACGGACGGCATCAGCTTCTGGCACATGTTCTGGGACCCCGAGCGGGGACCGTGGGACGAGCGGCTGGGCGAAATGCCCGGCCAGCGGAAGCCGTTGGGCGACATCGGCTGCCAGACGCTCCGCGTCGAGCAGGTCCGCGTCAGCCCCAACGCCACCGTCACGCAGGCGCCCCACTGGGTCGTCGTGCGTGAGGTGATTAGCCGGGCCGAGGCCGCGTTCCGCTACGGCGTGACGGGCTTAGACGGCGCCGACAGCACGATGATGTACGGCAACCAGCCGGCCTACTCGGGCTCCGAGGGGATCGGCGCCTGGGTGCTGACCCAGACAACCATCGGCGAGGGCCAGCGGCTCCGCGACGAGGATGTGACCGAGCGGTTCACGGTCTATGTCGCCCCGCATGCGGATGCGCTGCCGGAAGGCTTGCATTTGATCGTGGTGGGCGACACGGTGGTCTTCGGCCCTGCGCCGCTGCTGTGGAATACCATCCCGGTGGTGCCGATTCGGGACGGGTCGAGCGATCCGTCGTTCTATCCGCGGCCGGTGATGGAGCAGTGGATTGACCACCAGATGCGCGTCAACGCCCTGCTCTCCAAGTGGGTCGAGAACATCCGCGTAAACGCCGGTGGCCGCTTCCTGACCCGCCCGAACACCATCGCCACCGAGACGTTCATGGGTGGCGTGACCTCGATGATCGAGATTCGGGGCGCTGGGCCGATGTCGGATTCGATTCAGCCGGTGCAGGGCTTCTCGGTCGGGCAGGATGTGAAGGAGGCGCTGGCGCTGGAGAAGACGGCCTTCGAGGATGCGTCGGGCTGGAACGCGGTGAGCCGCGGCCAGGTGACCGGCGAGTCGGGCCGTGCCATCATCGCCAGCCGCGAGCAGCTGGAGCGCGTCTTTAGCCCCGCGGTCAACGCGCTGGCGCAGGCGTACACGGATTGGTGCAAGGTCTGCATGGCCGGCATGGCGTGGGGCTACGATGTCCCCCGCTCGCTGGGGGCCGTCGGCAAGGGCCGCCCAGACCTGGCCCGCGCCATCAGCACCACGGACTTCGATGGGCAGTCGGACGTGAAGGTCGAGCCGTCGACGATGATGCCGATGCCGATGGCCTTCCGCATGTACCTCTTGGATAACTGGCTCCAGACCGGGGTCATCGACGCCAAGGAGTACCGGCGCCGCCAGATGTTTGCCATCGCCCGCGACATCGCCACGCCGGACGAGGACCAGGAAGCTCGCGCCAAGCGGGTCGCGGATGCAATCCGTATGGGCGGGGCGGTCCCTGAGATGCGCTGGCAGGACAACGAAGCGATTCATCAGGACGTGCTGGAGCGGGAGATTCTGCTTCAGGACGACCTCGATCCGCAGATCATCGCCATCGCGCAGGAGCGGTGGACGGCTTTGGCCAATCAGGCCATGCAGAAGCAGGGAGGTGGAGCACCGCCGGCGCCCGCGCCGACTGGTGGCCTCCCGGCTGGCCCTGGCGCCGCCAGTGTGCCCTCTCTCCCGCCGAACCAGCTGCCGCTGGCCGCGGGCAACCCGCCGATTGGGGTGGCGCCGATGCTGCAACAGCAGCTCGTGGGCGCCCCAGAGGCCGAAGTCGCCGCGCGGCAAGCCGACATCCTGGCTCGCCAATCGTAAGGAGTTGTGATGGACATCAGTACCGCGTTGTCGGAGGCCGCCGAGGCGGCGATGGCCAGTGTGGCTACCGCCCCCGCAGACGCCCCCCCCCCCCCCCCCCCCGCCAAAGAGGCCCCCGCGGCCCCCCAGCCGGACGAAGGCCCCCGGGGGGGCGCCGGGGGGGGGGCTGAAGCCGA